ATGTGGCGACACACTGCCTCCAATGCGCTGACATTTCTGATTGTTGCCCTGTTCTTGATGGTGGGCGCGGTCAGCTGGGGGGCGAAGCAATATCGTGTTGCGGGCCCTCTGGAGCAGGCAATTTGCCTGAAGGTTCCACGTGGTGGAAACATGGACAAATTGGCCGCTGATCTTGCCGAGAAAGGCGCGATCTCCTCTGAGTTCATCTTTGAGATAGGATCTGATTATTCGGGTAAATCGGACGCTTTGAAGTTCGGCAGTTACCGCATTCCAGAGCAATCCTCGATGGAAGCAATTGTCGATATCGTGACTCAAAGTGGTCGCAATAGCTGCGGCACCGAAGTGATCTATCGCATCGGTATAAACGCGGCTGACATTCAGGTGCGTGAACTTGATCCGGTGTCGAATGGTTATGAAGAAATTGCGCGTTTCGATCCCGTCGACGGCGATGTACCGCAAAATTATCAGGTTGTGCGTGACGCGTCCGATACCACGTTTCGTGTCACCGTGGCAGAGGGTGTGACCAGCTGGCAGGTTGCCACCGCGTTGGGAGCTTTTGACGTGCTGGAGGCGAATGTGGCCGAGACGCCGAGCGAAGGCAGTCTGGCGCCGAAAAGCTATGATGTGCGTCCGGGCGAGCTTGTGTCGGACGTTCTGGCGCGGATGCAGGCGGCACAGGCAGATATTTTGGCGCAGGCTTGGGCCGCGAGAGCCGACGGGCTGCCGATTGCTTCGCCGGAAGAGGCATTGATTCTGGCGAGTCTGGTCGAGAAAGAAACGGGCGTGCCCGAGGAACGGCGTCAGGTTGCGAGCGTCTTCGTGAACCGGTTGAATCAGGGGATGAGGCTGCAGACGGACCCGGCGGTCATTTACGGGATCACGCGGGGCGAGGGTATTTTGGGCCGTGGTTTGCGGCAGAGCGAATTGCGCGCCGAGACGCCGTGGAACACCTATGTCATTGACGCGCTGCCGCCGACGCCGATTGCGAACCCGGGGCGGGCCAGTATCGAGGCGGCGCTGAATCCTGACAGCACAGCGTATATCTTTTTCGTCGCTGATGGCACGGGTGGGCATGCGTTTGCGACCAACTTGGATGACCATAACCGCAATGTGGCCCGCTGGCGCGAAATCGAAGCAGAACGGGCAAAGAATGACGGGTAACCGTCTGTAAATCATCAATAGATCGTTAATGATGTGCGCGCATCGCAACCTGTGACTGATTGACTTTTGGGGTCACATCGGCGTAGTGTGATTTAGCTAGAAGGCAGGTTTGCGCAGCATGACCGCCTCTCGACTGTAACGGAAGCACCCTTACAGGCCACATTGCCATGAATGAATTGAACGATCCGGGCCCTGAGGGCCTGCAAAACGCGACGGCACGTGTCGCGGAAATTTCCAGATTATTTGAGAGTATCCGTCAGGTCCTGGATCAGATGATCCGCGTGATTGGCACCCCGGACGGGCGGACCCCGAAAGCCATTATTACGAAGTTGAATGAATTGCAGTCTGCCCACCTGAAGGTGCTGGCGGCAGAGGAGGTATTCCATGCGCAACACGGGCAATCGGCGAGCAGCGAAGACATTGACGTCGATGCAATTCGTGCTGACATCGGGGGCCAGCTTGATCGCCTCCGGGCCGCGATCACAGCAGAGGGACTTTCTGTCGCGCCTGAGCTGTGCGCAGCTTGCCGCGCTGCCCTTTCTGTTTGATTTCTGGGCGATGCCGCATCAGGTGCCGCCAGCGGGCGATTGGCGGACCTGGGTCATTCTGGGTGGACGTGGCGCGGGAAAAACCCGCGCCGGTGCAGAGTGGGTGCGGTCGATCGTCGAAGGTGCGCTGCCGCAATCATCAGGCAAGGCGCGTCGCGTTGCCATCATCGCCGAGACGATCGAGCAGGCGCGCGAGGTGATGGTGTTTGGGGAGAGCGGGATATTGGCGGTTTCCCCACCGGACCGCCGTCCAGCATGGGTTTCGGGGCGACGGTTGTTGGTTTGGCCCAATGGTGCCACCGCACAGTTGTTTTCGGCCCACGATCCAGAAAGCCTGCGCGGGCCGCAGTTCGATGCGGTTTGGGCAGATGAGTTGGCAAAATGGCGCCGTGGTGGTGACGCGTGGGATATGTTGCAGTTTGGCTTGCGCCTGGGGGAGCATCCGCGCGCCTGCGTGACGACGACGCCACGGCGTGCGGCCGTGCTGCGTGACTTGTTGGCAATGGACACCACGGTGGTCACGCATGCGCCGACACACGCGAACCGGGCGAACCTGGCCGCAAGCTTTTTGGCTGAAATCGAGGCACGCTATGGTGGGACGTCACTGGGTCGTCAAGAGATTGAAGGGACCATGTTGACGGACTTTGAAGGCGCGCTTTGGGGGTTGGCGCAGTTGGCGGACTGTCAGATTGCCGATGTGCCGGCGTTGACGCGTGTCGTTGTGGCGATCGACCCGCCGGGGACGTCGCATGCCGGGTCAGACGCGTGCGGGATCGTTGTGGCGGGCGTTGTCATGGACGGACCAATTCAGGATTGGCGGGCGTATGTGCTGGAGGATGCCACGGTGAGTGCGGCCCGGCCCACGGATTGGGCGAAGGCCGCGATTGCGGCGATGCAGCGGCATGGTGCGGACCGGCTGGTGGCTGAGGTAAATCAAGGTGGTGATATGGTCGAGGCTGTTGTGCGGCAGATAGATCCGCTTGTGTCGTATCGGTCGGTTCATGCGTCGAAAGGCAAGACGGCGCGCGCAGAGCCGATTGCGGCGTTGTACGAACAAGGGCGGGTGCTGCATGTGCGCGGCTTGGGCGTTCTTGAGGATCAGATGTGCCAGATGACCACGCAGGGTTTTGCGGGCAAAGGGTCGCCGGACCGTGTTGATGCGTTGGTCTGGGCCTTGCATGATTTGATGATTGAACCGGCTGCAAAGTGGCTAAACCCGCAGATTCGCGGGCTTTGACGGGTGTTGCGTGCGGCAACGTACGCAGCCTTGTCACCTTCCTCATGAATTAGGCGCAAATTGTTTTCATGGATCGCAGACGGTCATCAAGGAGTTTTGGATGTTTGAATTTTTGAACCGTGCGAAGCCAGTGACCGCTGAGGTCGAGGTGAAAGCCTCGGCTACGGGGCGTGTCATGGCGATGCAAGGTGCGGGGCGTGTGGCATGGAGCCCGCGTGATGTTGTGTCACTGACACGCACAGGCTTTACCGGTAATCCGATTGGGTTTCGCGTGGTCAAGATGATCGCCGAAGCTGCAGCGGCATTGCCATTGGTCGTGCAGGATGCCGAGCGGCGGTATGATACCCATCCGGTGCAGGCACTGATGGCGCGGCCCAATGGCGGGCAGGGCCGGGCAGAGCTGCTGGAGGCATTGTTCGGGCAGGTTCTGCTGACTGGCAACGGATATCTGGAGGCGGTTGCCGACGACGCGTTGCCGCTGGAGATGCACGTCCTGCGGTCGGATCGTATGTCAATTGTGCCGGGACCGGACGGCTGGCCTGTGGCGTATGAGTATAACGTCAGCGGGCGCAAACATCGGTTTGCGGTGACAGAGGCGTGCAGCCCGATTTGCCATATCAAGAGTTTCCACCCGCAAGATGATCATTACGGATTTTCGCCGTTGCAGGCGGCGGCGAGTGCGATTGATGTGCATAATTCGGCGTCGCGCTGGTCAAAAGCGCTGCTTGATAATGCGGCGCGTCCGTCGGGTGCGATTGTGTATCGCGGTGCAGATGGGCAAGCGACGTTAAGCGCGGATCAGTATGATCGGCTATTGAATGAGATGGAAACCCAGCATCAAGGTGCCCGCAATGCGGGGCGACCTATGTTGCTGGAAGGCGGGCTTGATTGGAAGCCGATGGGGTTTTCGCCCTCGGACATGGAGTTTCAGAAGACGAAGGAGGCGGCCGCGCGCGAGATCGCGATTGCCTTTGGCGTGCCGCCGATGCTGCTGGGGATACCTGGCGATGCGACTTATGCGAATTATCAAGAGGCTAACCGGGCGTTTTATCGCCTGACCGTATTGCCGCTGGCGACGCGGGTGACGAGTGCGATTGCGGATTGGCTATCGGATTTTTCGGGTGAGCGGATCGAGTTGCGGCCCGATTTGGATCAGATTTCGGCGCTGTCGACGGAGCGCGACGCGCAGTGGCGGCGGGTGAGTGAAGCGGCGTTTCTGACCGATGCGGAAAAGCGGTCGCTGCTGGGTTTGCCTGCCCTGGAGGTGGGAGATGGTCAATAAAGTTGTCGAGATGAATGGCAAGGTGCGTGTTGATACACAGCCGCCCGTGTCGGACTTTTGGTTTGCCCAAGTGGATGTGCGTCTGGGGCGGATTGAATTCATGGTGTCACGTTTGGAGTGGCAGATATGGATGATTGTCTGTGGCTGTGCAGGCCTGCTGATTTTCGAAATTGTGAAAGCGCTAAGCGGGAGAACGCTATGACTTTGGAACATAAATTCTGCCAGTTGGGCGCGGTGGTGACCGTGACCGATGGGGCGATCATTTCGGGCTACGCATCGCTGTTTGGCAGGTCTGATCAGGGTGGCGATACTGTCGAGATGGGTGCCTATAAGGCGTCGCTGGCCAAGGGCCGATCCATCAAGATGCTGTGGCAGCACGATCCGGCCCAGCCGATCGGTGTTTGGGATGAGGTCCGCGAGGATGCCAAGGGGCTTTGGGTCAAAGGCCGTTTGTTGACGGATGTGGCCAAGGGCCGAGAGGCCGCCGCATTGATCGAGGCTGGCGCGATTGATGGCCTGTCCATTGGCTATCGCACCGTCAAGGCCCGCAAGGACGACAAGGGCGGACGCCTTTTGTCAGAGCTGGAGCTGTGGGAGGTGTCTTTGGTCACGTTCCCCATGCTTCCTGATGCGCGTGTGGCGGCCAAAGGGGATGACCCTGCGGCTACCATGATGCGCGACTTGGCCGCTGCATTCCAGGATGCGCGCCGCACGATGGCACGGACCTAACCGGCGCCACACCACGATCTAAAGGAACGATTGATGAACAACACTGAGAGCGATTCTCGGGTCGGGGAAGATGTGTCTCTGGGCCAGGAACTGAAGACGGCAATTGCCGGGTTCATGAACGATTTCAAAGACTTTTCCCACGGCTTGAATGCCAAACTTCAAAAACAGGATGACCGGATGAATAAGCTGGATCGAAAGACAATGATGAATGCACGCCCTGTGCTGGCAATGGCTGCCACCCACGAGGCACCGCATCAGAAGGCCTTTGCGGCCTATCTGCGGTCGGGTGATGACGATGCACTGCGTGGCCTTGAGCTGGATGGCAAGGCGATGGGGACGTCGATTGCGGCAGACGGTGGGTATCTCGTGGACCCGCAGACCGCCGATACCATCAAGGGTACACTGAGTGCGACAGCGTCAATCCGTGCCGTGGCCAATGTCGTGAATGTGGATGCTACATCGTATGACGTGCTGGTTGATCACACGGAAATGGGCGCAGGTTGGGCAACCGAAAGCGGTGGTGTGTCCGAGACTGATACGCCGCAGATCGACCGGATTACCATCCCACTGCACGAGCTTTCCGCGCTGCCGAAAGCATCGCAGCGGCTGTTGGACGACAGTGCGTTTGACATTGAAGGCTGGCTGGCGGGCCGTATTGCCGACAAGTTCGCCCGCTCTGAGGCCGGGGCGTTCATCAATGGTGATGGCGTTGACAAGCCCAAGGGTGTGCTGACCTATCCAACGGTCGATAACGATGTCTGGGCCTGGGGCAATATTGGCTATGTGCCTACGGGCACGGCTGGTGGCATTGATGGCGGCGACGCGGTTGTTGATCTTGTCTATGCACTGGGGGCTGAGTACCGCGCGAATGGTACGTTTTTGCTGAACTCGAAAACGGCGGGCACGATCCGCAAGCTCAAGGACAATGATGGCCGTTTCCTGTGGTCTGATGGTCTGGCGGCGGGTGAGCCTGCACGGCTGATGGGCTATCCGGTTCTGATTGCGGAAGACATGCCCGATATCGCCCCTGACGCGATGGCAATTGCATTCGGTGATTTCGGCGCCGGTTATACCGTGGCCGAACGCCCTGATCTGCGGGTGCTGCGCGATCCGTTCTCGGCCAAGCCGCATGTGCTGTTCTATGCCACCAAGCGTGTGGGCGGGGCGGTCAGCGATTTTGGCGCGATCAAGCTTTTGAAGTTCGCGACCAGCTAAGCCGTTGGCGTGAAGGGGTGCTGCCTGACTAAGGCGGCACCTATCCCCGGACGCAACCTGGGCAATCCCGCATTGTCTAGCTGCTCCCTTCCGTCCGAGCAATGCGGGGGGTGTGCGTCCGGGCCCTAGGGGCCACATGGCCGGGACGATCAGTGATTTTTGGAGTAATTCCATGATGTTAGTCGAAGAGACCACCGTGCCGCAATCGGCGCTTCCGGTCGCACAATTCAAAGACCATATGCGCCTTGGTTCGGGTTTCGCCGATGATGGAGTGCAAGATCCGGTATTGGAAAGCTATCTGCGTGCCGCATTGGCCGCGATCGAGGCCCGCACGGGAAAGATCCTGATTGAACGCGAGTTCAGCTGGACCCTGACGGCGTGGCGGGACGGGCGGCGGCAGCCGCTTCCTGTGGCGCCGGTCAATGCGATCACGGGAGTGATGATGATAGATGTCAGCGGCAATGAGACGCTTGCCAGTGGTGCCGCATGGTATCTTGAACCTGACAGCCAGCGCCCGAGTTTGAATGCGGTGGGTGCATGTTTGCCGCTGGTGCCGTCGCACGGGCAGCTCAGGATCGGAATGCTGGCGGGCTTTGGTCCGGAGTGGGGCGATATTCCCGCCGATCTGGCGCAAGCCGTGATGATGCTGGGTGCCCATTTTTACGAGTATCGGCATGATATCAGCCGCAGCACACCGGCAATGCCATTTGGTGTTGCGGCGCTGATTGAGCGTCACCGCACCGTGCGGCTGTTCATGGGGGGCCGGGTATGAGGCTGCCGTATCTTAATCGGTCACTGGTTCTGGAAGCGCCTTTGCGGGTTGGCGATGGCGCGGGTGGTTATGTCCACGACTGGCAGTCGATGGGTGTTCTTTGGGCCGAAGTGAAGGCCGGATCTGGCCGTGAGACGGCAAGTTCTGCGACCACGGTGTCGCGCGTGCCCTACCGGATCACGGTGCGCGCGGCCCCTTTCGGCGCTGCATCACGTCCGGTTGCCGGTCAGCGGTTTCGCGCGGGTGCGCGGATTTTCAATATCAATGCCGTGGCGGAGCAGGATGCGCATGCGCAGTACCTTATGTGCCACGCAGAAGAGGAGACAGCGTCATGAGTTATGGTGTTTCTTCAGCACTTCAGGCCGCCGTTTATCAGCAATTGGTCAATGATCCGGGCCTGACCGCTTTGGTCGGTGCGTCGATTTTTGATGCTGTGCCATCTGGCACGTTGCCACCGCTTTACGTGGTGCTGGGTGCGGAGGATGTGCGCGATGCGTCAGACAAGACCGGTGGCGGGGCGCTGCACGAATTCACGGTGACAGTTATTACCGAGAGCGCCGGTTTTGCATCGGCCAAGGTGGCTGCGGCGGCGGTATCGGATGCGCTGGTTGATGCGGCTTTGACGCTGGTCCGCGGCGCGCTGGTATCGCTGCGTTTCTACAAGGCGAAGGCGGCCCGCGTCGGTACGGGCGATGTTCGCCAGATCAATCTGATCTTTCGTGCCCGCGTGGCCGATGACACGTAATCCCAAACATTTGAAGGAGTGATGGCAATGGTAGCCCAGAACGGCAAGGACCTTTTGGTCAAGATCGACATGACAGGTGACGGACTGTTTGAAACTGCGGCAGGTTTGCGTGCGACGCGGATCAGTTTCAATGCTGAGAGCGTTGATGTGACCAGTTTGGAAAGTTCGGGTGGGTGGCGCGAACTTTTGTCGGGGGCCGGGGTCAAGACTGCGTCCATTTCCGGATCTGGCGTGTTCAAGGACGAGGCGACAGATGAGCGGGCGCGGCAAATATTCTTTGACGGCGAGACGCCCGATTTTCAGGTGATCATTCCGGACTTTGGGACCGTCGAAGGGCCGTTTCAGATTACGTCTGTGGAGTATGCGGGATCGCACAATGGCGAGGCGACGTATGAGCTGTCGCTTGCTTCTGCCGGTGCGCTGACGTTCACGGCATCAATCTGATGGCGAACCCTTGGACGGGCGAGGTGGCGGTGCTGATTGATGGGCAAAGCCATGACTGCAAGCTGACGTTGGGTGCTTTGGCAGAGCTTGAGGGCGCATTGGGGGCGGGATCGTTGGTTGATCTGATCCGCCGGTTTGAGGGTGGTGTCTTTTCTGGTCGGGACGTGATGGCGGTTATTGTCGCAGGGCTGCGTGGCGGTGGGTGGACGGGTAAGTCCGCCGATCTGATCGCAGCCGAGATTGAGGGTGGCCCGGTGGGGGCTGCAAAGGTCGCGGCGACGCTTTTGGCGCGCGCCTTTGCAGCGCCACCATGATTGGGCTCGACTGGCCGGGATTGATGCGCGCGGGGTTGCATGGTTTGCGCCTGACCCCGCGTGAATTCTGGGCACTGACCCCGGCGGAGCTGCAAGTGATGCTGGGGTTGACGAAGGCGAACGCACCCATGGGGCGTGACCGTCTGGACGAGTTGCAGAGGTCGTTTCCCGACAAACCAAAGGACAATGAGTGATGGATGATTTGGACAAGCTGGACACGCTGGACAGCGATGTCAGCGCGCTTGAGCGGACGCTGGGCGATACAGCGGCAATGGCTGCGGCATTTGACGAGCAGCTGCGCGGTGTACAGGGGTCACTGACGGAAACGACACGCGATTTGGGCAACCTAGAGCGCGGTTTTTCCGGTGGGTTGCGGCGCGCGTTTGACGGGTTGCTTCTGGATGGGATGAAGCTGTCGGATGCATTGAGTGGGTTGGCGCAATCCATGATTGATACTGCCTATTCCGCAGCGATCCGGCCCGTGACCGATCACTTGGGTGGCGTTCTGGCAAGTGGTTTGAACGCCGCTGTGTCCAGCTTGATGCCCTATGCCGACGGTGCGTCATTTTCACAGGGGCGGGTCATGCCGTTCGCCAAGGGTGGTGTCGTCGGTGGCCCGATGACGTTTCCAATGCGCGGTGGCACCGGTTTGATGGGCGAGGCTGGGCCTGAGGCGATCATGCCGCTTGCGCGCGGTGCCGATGGCCGACTGGGTGTGCGCACGCAGGGTGGCGGCGCAGTGACCGTCAATATGAATATCAGGACGCCGGATGTGCAGGGTTTTCAGCGCAGTCAGGGGCAGATCGCAACACAGATGGCGCGGGCCTTGGGCCGCAGTCAGCGTAATCGGTAGAGGAGCAGGCAATGGCATTTCATGAGGTTAGATTTCCCGCTTCGCTGAGCTTTGGGTCGGTTGGCGGACCCGAACGGCGCACGGATATCGTGACACTGGCCAACGGGTTTGAAGAGCGCAATACGCCCTGGGCGCATGCACGCCGCCGCTACGACGCGGGGTTTGGGCTACGGTCGCTGGATGATGTTGAGACGCTGATCGCGTTTTTTGAGGCCAGACAGGGCCAGCTGATTGGATTTCGCTGGAAAGATTGGGGCGATTTCAAATCATGTTCGCCTTCGCGGGAAATATCGCCGATTGATCAACTGATAGCCGTGGGCGACGAGGTGACAGACGTTGTGCAGCTAACCAAGGCTTACAGATCTGGTGTCACGACCTATGCCCGACCTATTACAAAACCGGTTTCTGGTTCGGTACGTGTGGCCCTGGGTGGTGATCCCTTGCAAGAGGGTGTCGATTTTGAAGTCGATCATGAAACGGGCGCGGTCACGTTCACCCATCCGCCGGATTTGGATGCCGAGGTGCGTGCAGGTTTCGAATTTGACGTGCCAGTGCGGTTCGACACCGATGCAATCATGACGTCGATCTCTAACTTTCATGCGGGTGAGGCCCCTAATGTTCCGATTGTGGAGATCAGGGTATGAATGCCGCCGCGCTTGACGCGCATCTTGCAAGCGGCGCGACGCATGTGTGCACGTGTTGGTCTGTGGTCCGCCGGGATGGTTTCACGCTGGGGTTCACGGATCATGATCGCGCGATCAGTTTCGATGGCATTGCCTTTATGCCGGAAAGCGGGCTGACCGCGCGGGCGCTGGCAAGCACGACGGGCCTGTCGGTGAACAACACGGAAGCGATTGGAGTTCTGGCGGCGGACGCGATTAGCGAGGCGGATATCGAGGCCGGCCGCTATGATGGCGCGCAGGTGACGACGTGGTTGGTGCAGTGGGACAACCCCGAAGCACGGACGGTGCGGTTTGTCGGCACGATTGGCGAGATCACGCGTGCTTCGGGTGGTTTTCAGGCAGATCTGCGCGGGCTGACGGATACGTTGAACCAAGTCCAGGGGCGGTCGTACCTGACCACTTGCAGCGCAGTTCTGGGGGACACGCGGTGTGGGTTCGATACCAGCAGTCCCGCATTTTCAGTTGAGACCGCGATTAAGGACGTGTCCAAAGCGCAGGTTTTTCTGCTGGGAAGTGTCGGGGGCTACAATGACCATTGGTTTCAAAGCGGAGTTCTTGAGGTGCTGTCGGGGGCGGCGCAGGGGCTGCGCGGTGTCATCAAGCTTGATCGTGTCGCGGGTGATGCGCGCACCATAACGCTTTGGCAACCGATCCGGGCGTCGATTGTCGTTGGTGACATGCTGCGGCTGGTGGCAGGGTGTGACAAACGGGCCGAAACATGCCGGGAAAAATTCGCGAACCTGATCAACTTTCAGGGATTTCCGGATATTCCGGGTGAAGATTGGCTGGTCAGTATTCCACGCGCTGATGGTGGCAACACCGGATCGAGCCGTAGCCGATGAGCACGGTTTTAGTGCAGGCCGCGCGGCAATGGATCGGGACGCCGTATTTGCATCAAGCCTCGGTCAAGGGGGTTGGGTGTGACTGCCTTGGACTGGTACGCGGTGTCTGGCGTGAGGTTTTTGGGGCTGAGCCTGAAACCGTCCCGCGATATACCCCCGATTGGGCCGAGCCACAGGGCGAGGAAGTGCTGTTTGCCGCTGCCGCGCGACATATGCAGCGCGTCACCTGCAAAACGATTTTGCCCGGACAGATATTATTGTTTCGGATGCGCGATGGGGCCATTGCCAAACATCTGGGCGTCGTTTCGCGCGGCGTGCCGTCGCCACATTTCATCCACGCATACGCAGGGCATGGTGTGGTTGAAAGCCCGCTGTCTGACCCGTGGCGCAGGCGTGTCGCTGCCCGTTTTTCGTTTTCACAAGGATAA